TTACCGAGTTCTGAAAGGAACTAATCTGCTGGAGAGCACCCTGTAACGCACCAGGTGCCATGTTGGTGGCGTTGATGTTTACATTGATGCGGTAAGTTGCCCCAGCGGCCATCCGTCAACCGCCCTCAACCCGCCCAGCCGCCATTAGCGGAGGAGAAACAGCCAGCCAGGGCTTTGAGCCGCAAAGGTGTGCCGGAGTGTTTACAGGCGTTCATTTCCGCAGGGAAATTACGCCTAAAATACCCTGGCACCAGCTTGCGCCTTCATGATCATCATCTGCTCTTCGTCCCAACCCATGAACCCGCCTTTCATGAAGGCCAACTCCCCTTCGGACCAGGGCTCGTCGGAACCCGGTGGGAGTTCGCCTAGTAGTTCGCGTGGCCGTTTCCCCATCTGGTAGCATAAACGCCAAAGCACGTATGCTTCTCCGCGCGCCCTAACTAGGTCTTTTGGCGACTCCTTCGACCCGTTGGCTCTTGGCGCCTAGGGTCTCAATCAGGTTGATGACCCTGTCGATCTCTGGCGCGTAGAGGCAGGCTTGGATGGTTGCGACGGCACGGACGTACTTGTTGAGGTTGTTATAGTCCTGGTTCTCGATCAGACCTTCCGAGTGGAGTGCGGATTGAGTTCCAGGGTCTTCCCAAATGGCCTTGTCAACAGTCGCCGTGTAAATCTGGAGAGCACGCTGATTAGCGGCCGAGGTGCGCCGCATATCAGGCATGACCATTCCCGATGGCGTTTCGGTGTACTCCATGAACTCGCGCTGCGCCGTCTCACGCTGTTTATCCGTAAGACCGGTCACGTCGAATTCCAGGACTACGACTTCCTCGTCGGTGCCTTCTTCCTCGCTGGGACGCGCGACCTCGATGTGCATCGTCCGCGTCTTGACTTGACGAGCGGCGGCCAAGACGCCTTGGAGAAGCGGTCGCTCGTTGCGGAGGATGTCCTTCCGACGTGAATCTGTCATAGGCCCAACACCCGGCTCTGGAGCATCGGGTGCGCGCCTTTGAACACCGTTTTGGTTCGGACTCTCAATTGTGGTAGTTGTGTCTTGTTCCGGCATGAGTTACCCCTCTCTTGTCGGCACTCTGCGTGTGGGACGGTAAGGGGCGGAGTGAGACGCCCCCCACCGGCACGTATGCGCCGCGACAGAACCGACTACGTGCAGTCCTTGGTTCTGATTGTCCCCTGGAAGTCGAATGTGAACTGGCACGTATTGTCACGCAGACTGTCCAAAATCGGCTTCAGGAATCGCGCGTCACTGTACACCGTCTCCGTAAAGGTCAGGTCGACAGTGTAGCTGGTGACGTAGCGCCACTCCAACTTTCGCCCACCAGGCCGGTAGGTGCCAGTGTTGATAGTGACCTGCGCACGCCACCGGTTGACTTCCGCGAACCGCGTTCCGTCCAGCGAGTAGAACTCGCCGTCCGACCCTTGAATCAGGTTCGTCGGATCGAACGTGGTCAGAATCAGCGACTGAAGCTCCGGCGGGGCGTTGACCGCGAATGTGTAACCGCGCTCGAACAGGTTGTTGACGTCGACGTTGGCGATGTCGAAGTTGCCCATCGGAGTGCACTTGCGGAAGATATAAATACCGGGATTGGCTACTGGCATGTCTGCTCCTCCACCTCCTTTCTGTGGGTTAGGCGGTTGCTTGCCAGCGGAACTGGAGCTTGGCCAACAGGTGCTCGATCACGTCGTTGTCGTCGACGCGGATGATAACCTGGAAGGTATCTGGGGCTGGCTGGACTGGATCCGCCGTTACAGTGCCACCAGGGGCCAACAGACCTCGTGTGATGAAGTCGTTGACTACACCTTGAGCAGTGCCAAGAACCATTCCTTGCCCTGCAATGTCGTTCAAGACCTTGCCGACGAGCTGCAGCCACAGTGACTGGATCTGGCGGATCATTGCGAACCTGATACGCGTGCGGTGGAGTTTCTTCCACCCCGCATCAAGTTGCATCGTCGGCGCATTGAACGTGGTTAGGCCTTGCTCGACCACCATCTGACCGAGAAAGTTCCTGGTCAGTGGGATTGCGCCGGAGTTGAGTGCGTTGATGACATCAGCGTTGGCCATGTTGCCGTAGATGCCGACAGCGTTCTGGATGACCGAGTACGTCAGTGCCTCTTCGAGGTTCTGACTCGCCATCATACCGCACAACCGTCCGGCAGCCTTGGCGCCCTCACGGACCGCACCGTCGGAACCGACGAAGCCGTTGATGACGAGGGCGCACGCGATGTCGTTCATCGCCTTGGCGTTCTGCAGTCTTGTGGCCATCGGAAGCGTCGTAGGCTGACCCATGATGGAGATGACCCACGAGCCTTCGTTGTTGATCCGATCGACCCAAGACTGGACTGTGCCCTGCATGATCGAGTCTTCAACGTCGACGGCAATGACTTCCCACTCGTGGTCGAGTTCCAGTACACCAAGTGCAGTGGTGTACATGAGGGCGGTAATGCTGGCTGGGTCGGTACCGCCCGTCAGAGACGCGTTCGTCACAGCTGCGAACTTGCCGGACCCCTTGACCGTATAGGTGTAAGTGATCCAAGGGCTACCAGTTTGCTGGAGTGCATTGACCAGGTTCTGACCTTCGTCGTCAGTGGTCGTGACGTACTTGGTGAACGAGATGGTCTGTACCAGTTGGTTCTGGTAGTAGATCACCAGTTCGCGAATGGTGGAGTTGCTCAGGTTGTCACGGATGGTGTACGTCATCGAGTTACCATCCGTGCCCGGCTGCGCCGAGAACAGGTTACCGATTGTCACACCAGGTGCGACGGAGTCGTCCTTGATCGCAGCCGTCGAAGGCGTACTGGTATCGCCTACTCGGACGGTCTTGACGAGGTTGATCCCGCCTCGAAACATCTCACGGACGACGTCCGTAGTACCTGCCGTTCCGAAGTAAGCCGTCAGCTGGTCCATCGACTCGATTTCGACGATCGTGTTCAAAGGACCACGAGTACCGCGAATGATCGCAGCACCCGTTCCTTGTGAGTCGGGGAGTTTCGGCGGCTCCCCGATGTTCATGAACGCGAACGCTGGACCCGGTCGAACGGGTACAGTGCCGATAGCGTATGTACCAGGCATGTCTAGCCCTTACACCTCCCGTCCGAGGAATTCCGGCAACCACGCCTCGAGGTCGGACTTCGTGAACTCCGTGACTGGTTGCCCTGTTTCCTGTTCTCTCCACCGTAGGACACCCATCAACGCCTCAGGCTTGGCAAGGCCATACCCTGCGGAGTTAGCGAAGTCCATGATGTCCTCACGGGTGTAAACAGACTCGTTCGGGTCCCGCGGCTGCGCTTGACCGCTCTGCTGTGCGGGTGTTTCACCCACAGGTGGACTCGTCTGTGCCTCTGCGGGAGGGTTTGTGGTTTCCCCTGTTCCCGTTGATGCGGGCCGCTGAGCTGGCTGGGTCATTACTCCTCCTTACGCTGCTGGCGACGGAACGACAAATTGTGGGACAGTACCCTCCGTTGGCGACGACTGAGCTTTCTGGATGATCAAGTATGGCGCTGTGGTAATTGCCATACCACGCATGATGCCGTAGCGAATGGGAATCCGGATCTGTCCCTGTCGCCAAGGGTTGCTAGAGAAGTTGACCACGAGACCTGGCTGGATGTACATCTTTCGACCATCATCCATACAGATCCAGGCCTCGATCGAGAGTTTGTCACGGACATGTGCGGCCCATTCCCATCCAGCCGTTGCCGACTTTGTGATTACGTGACCGACTAGGGTGCCTGTACGCCACTGACACAGATTCATCTTCTCCGTGTCCGTGGTCTGCTCTATGCGAAAGTATACACCCGGTCTAGTGTCATCAGGCATCCATTGTGTTACGTCTATCTGGATGGTGCCAGCAGGGAACGCGGCCTCTACGAAGGTTGCCGTCGACCACGCCGGATCTGGAACAACCCCTGTTGGTTTCAGCCATGTCAGATTGATGACTGTAAACCGTTCCCCTCGGTTTAGGTTGATAAGTTGCGTGTCGTTCGTATCTGGTCTCAGACCCGAGTCGAACCAGAGTTGGTACCGTTCCGCCGGTACGTCGCTGGAGACGACGACCAAGCCGTGTAGGCTCGTCCTGATCTCTCGTCGAAGCATGTCGATGTCGACAAAGGTATCCGGCTCGACGACCGGGATGACCTCGATTTGGCTCGCATTCGGGATCCACCAGTCAGTGAACGCATCAACGCCTTCACGAACGACGAGATACGGCCGTTCAGGCTGGATATAACCCGGTACATGGGGTTCGTAAACACGTCCTCCACATTCCGGAACACCGTCGATAAGGGCCTTCTCGACTTCTTCACGTAAGGTCGTCACGAGTGCACACTAGGACCAATACTTTGCCACGATGTCGTCGATCTTAGGACCGTAGATGTTGGCAGTAGGACCGACAATGGCATG